GAGCCAATCAACCGAGTCGATTACCACGGTCTTGAATGCATGATCCTCTTTGATAAGGGTCTTGATATTCTCGACCACGTCCTCAACCTTAGTTGCACGCGGGAAGCTGGTAACATCCAACGAGTCTAGACCGTCCTCAGTGCTGATAAAAATCGGCGCTGGGAACTTACTAGCCAAGGTGGACTTACCGATACCGTGACCCCCGTAAATGCAGATACGGGGCGGTACATCTTGTTTACCTTTTCTCAAGGCGTCTTGCCAGTTTGACATTTTGTTCTCCTTTCGTGGTTTAAAGCGGTTTGTCATCCGCTGCTTCAAAATCGTCGTAGTCGAGACCCATTTGACCAAAGTCCCAACGCTGAGGCAAGTACGAGAACGAGTTCCGGTCCCAGCTCAGAATATTGATGATGTCATCTTTCTCATTTACTACCGCCATGCATACTGCGCAGAGCGTAGGGTCGCCAATCATCAGCAGGTGGTCACCCGCTTGCCACTCAGCCATGACGCGCCGCGCCTTAGCTATCATGCTCGACGTGTCATAAGGTTTACGCGGATTGCCAAACACCGCCCGCAGTGAGCCGTACTTCTTTGCATCTGACAAGTCCTTGTGATTGTCTACTTGCACTACGTAGACTGTGCGTTGATTACCTTGTTCCATTTTTAACTTTCCTAGTTTTCTTCGGTGGTGGTGCCACTAGAGCGAGTTGCTCCGGGGTAAGATAGTGTGCGCAGCCAACCGCGATGGCGATTTTTATCGCCTCTTTGTTATACCAGTCATAGTCAAGATCAACAGGGTGAGCTTGTTTGTCGTGCAGGGTCATACAGGCTTTAGCGCCCTCGGTCTTAGGAACCTTGTTGCCGTTCGTAGCGTATTTGATAGGCTCACTGCTAGCATCGGTTGATTGATACCACCGTACAACTTTGCCGAGGTACACGCCGTTCTGCTGACCGCCGCCGGTAACATTCCTGGCGCTAATAAAGTCCGTGAACGGGGCAGACTTGATAGTATCTTCAAACGAAGTGCCACTAGCCAGCCATTTACCGACAGCGTCTGACGATACCTGAGCCGTTGGGTTTTTCTTAAGAGAGAGCGGCGCATAAATGCCTTTCACTTTCAACTCACGGTCAGGTTTGACCGCAATATAGTTGTTGACGTCCTTCATAGCGAGGGCGCGGTAATACGTGTACTCAAACGCAAACCCGGACACTTCACTGAATTTGTTGACTACTTTTTCAACCAGTTCTTTCTGCTCCCTAGTGAAACTGATCGCGATACCGTCAGTATTAGCCGACAGCGTCACAGCACCCGCCCGTTCAAGCCACTCAATCAACATGAGCAAAGTTAGCTGACCGGTGAGCGTCACCGCCAACATCAAGTCCGGCGAGTACAAAACCGAGAAACGACTGGCTAACTTACCAAACGTGCCATTCAACGAAATCTTTAAGGTTGCGTCGGTGATCTTATCGCCATTACGCTTCGCCTCAAGACGGCGCTCATAAATCTTACGGTACTCCTCAACAAATCGCTTACCGAGCGCAACAGGTATGAAGCCGCACTCTAAAATGATACTCGGGTAAAACGAAGCTGCGTCAATATCGCAAATGTAATTATCACCGGCGACGTAGCAAACCTGCTTATCATGTACGCTGTGAATACCGCCCACGCCGAGCTGGTACTGACCGCTGCCGAAAACAATCGTGTGCTGCCCGAGGAAGTCAGGAAGCTGCACGTGCCCTGTAACTGAGTTCATGCTAAACACGTGCTTGGAGACGCGATCAAGCAGCCCCTGTAGCTCTGCGTCAATAAACTTTAAGAATACCGGAGGCGTATATCTGACCGTCTTAGGGATCTCATTATCTTGACGCTTGAGACCCATGCTCGTGATGTATGCCTGTTCAGCCATTTGTGAATCAGACTTGCTACGCATGTCTGCTCCGTACCGGCGGCTCATCTCAACGCGCAGTAACAACTCACCATCAAGCTGATTCAACAGCTCAGCGGTCGTGTCTACGTCGTTGTGGCAATACTCAAGTAGCACAGGCTCTTGCTCGGGGGTGATCATCTCGTTATGGGCAATAGGCATGTCCTGCAACTTGGGCATATGCATGCGAGCGCCGTAGGCTTTCAAACCTACAAATGACGGGGCGACCTCAATCAAGTCAATGTCATCAAGAATAATGTCACGTAAATTGTGCTTGCGCATCGCATTCCACGGCGCTAGGCGATTGGTGATGATGTCATCAGCAATACGCTTGATCTCTATCTCAGTCCTGCCGAGGCAAAACGCCGCCACTACAGCGTTGTCAAACGACTTACTGTTGAAGCCGATCAAAGTGGTGTCCGGTTGTTGTACGAAACGCGTAAGACGCGCCGGGGCGTCGTCAGCGTGACGCCACAGGTCAAACCACTCCCCCGTCTCAATGTTCTTAGCGCAGAACAATGTACGATTAGGTAGAGTTTCAGTATCAAACACCCAAGTTCCCATGTCAGTCTTGGTTAACATAACCCGAAGTCGGCTCACCGTTATCACCGCAAGTCTCATCAGCTTTACGTTGCTCGACTTCAATGTACTTCTCAAGGAAATGACGCGCCTTGTGTAAGTCAACTAAGCCGTTCTTGAGTTTCCAACGAGTGACGTACTTGGTTATTTGGCCTTGAAAATAATCAAGATCATTGGCAACCACGTAGTCCCAGTGCTGTATTTTAGAACGGTAGTGATTACCGCCGACCTGTTTGTCATTAGCGCTCATGCTGCGTAGTCCTTTATCATGTTGAAAATCTCACGCTCCCGACCGACCAAGATCATCTCGTCAGCGTAACTCAAATAGTTGTCAAAGATGCGGCGCATACGCTTATTGCCGAGGGAAAGCTCACGGGCACAAAACAACGCGCCCTGAGCTACGTCAGAGAGCTTAAGAGTGCGCTTGTCTTCAGGGTTGAGGTGAGGCATTATGATTCCGGCAGAGGTCATCAAACGTAGTTCTAATTCGTCTACTTTGCCGCCGATGCCGAACTCACGCTTTGCCGGTGAGGGTATGTCGCCCGTTTGAAACTCTGCGAGGTCGTGAAACAACGCAGCCATCAACAGTTGACGGCTCGCTAAAGGGTCAAACAGCAAGCACAACGTAGCCACGCCGTGTGAGTGATGACCAACGGTCTCAGACACGAGCGTAGTTACGGTATGATACCGTTTTACTTCGCTTCCAGCCAGAATAAAATCAAGGGTTTGTTTCACGAAAAAGTTCTCCAGTTAGCAGTTATGTTAAAAATTATAGCTCACATTTTTAACAAAAGTAAATTTATTTTTTCAAAGCCGCCCGCATGTCATTTATCTCGTCGTCTTCCTCTTTCATCTTACGAGCATGGTCACGGCGGTCAATCCAATCAAAGGCGGCGCGTTTCCAATCGCTGGCGCGGATCTTAGCGGCATAGCTACGTCCGTCACCGGCGCGTATCTTACGCACCTTACTGATCATAGCCATTGGGTGAGCCACGTGCTCAAAGAACGGATTGGCGTAGTGTATACGCTCATTAAACGGGTCGTGGCAGAACATCTCACATTCAGCTAAGAACAGTTTGTACTCGCCGTTCAACATGATTGGCAGGGGGCGCACCTCGCCTTTACGGTAGAGGTCATAACTGTCTGCGTCAGGCGGCGCAAACAGGTAATCTTTAGCGTTATAAAGCTCGGTGTAAAGATGTAAATTGTTACTGACCTGACGGTACACACCTAAGTGCATAGCTATAGCCGAGGCGACAAACTCCTGCAAGAAACTAAAGTGCACCGCGTTAGCGCCGTACGCACCCCACCAGATATCATTTGAACGATTGAACACCGTCATGTTCAGGCGGTTGTTACGCGTGTCAAAAATGATCTGCGTGTTGCACGCCTTGTCTTTGGTTTTCTTTGTCAAGTCTGCCTCGTCCCAGATCTGAACAACAGCTTGACGGGTAGTAGGGTCACGACGCAGCAGCTTGATAACTTCATCAAGCTGGTCACGACCGAAGTGCCTCCGCCAGCGGTGACCGTAGGCGGCATTGAACGTCTTACCGTCGTCGCTGAACTCGATCATGCGCTTATTGAACTGCTGTAGGAACGCAACGTCATTGCGCCCGGCAAGCATCCAGATTGACTCCATCAAATGAAAGATAGGGTTAGCGTCACGCTTCTTGTCAAACAAGACGCGCTCATACGGATACTTATAAACCGTAACCACCGGCTCAGGGTAAACGATAGCGGGACCATTGCGGGTCTGTTCCGGTTGAAGGTTAAGCACCTTCATCTTCCAGAATATTTCGCTAAACGCTTGATTCACATTACGTACAATCAGTTCCATATCAAAACTCCGTTTCTGGTTTATAAGTTGTTTTTGGTTTACCTTCACCCAGGACTGCGCGGCAGTATTTGCTGTACTCACACATGCAGTTCTGAATGTCATGTAGCGTCAGGTCTACAATTTCAAGCTCGTCAGCTACGTGAGCAAAAATATTACTCAGCTGAGCGTTAAAGTCTTTTTGTTTCCAAGTCGCAAAGGGCGCGTTACCGTTCAGATAGTTTAAGCCTCGTGAGCTACCAGGACCGATCGGCGCAAAGGTGTAGAGGTCTTCAACGTCCATACCCGTGTAAGTTAAATCAGCAGCGACCTGCCCAGCGATGAAAGTGCTAATACCAAAGCACTTACTCAGCTCAGCTACAAACCGCTCAATAGACATTCCCCGCTCGTTGTTCCATAGCGAGGCGCTGATATCGTCAGCGTGCTCAACTGCGCTACCGATGATGTACTTAGCGACCGCCTTGGACTTGTTACCCCCCGGCTCCATTTTTGTCGGGTACAGCATGTACGCGCCTGAGTAAACCTTCTTACCGTCTTTCTTGAGGCGCTCAAGCGTGTGCTCAAACATCTCAGCATCAAAGTTTTCAGGGGCGCAGGGTATGACCCCTTTGTCAATCAACGCCTGTAGCGTAGGTGGCCAGTTGATCAGGCGAGCGATCAACAACGTGAACCACAAGTGCTCGTCACCGTTAGCCGCTGCTGGCTTAATCAAATGGTCAATAATCCACTGCGAGCCGCGATCATCACTGCGGCGAATGTTGGTGAATTTGTACTTAGCAAGCACCGGGTCTTTAGTCCACGGGGCGGGGTGGTCGTTTTCACGGGCAAGGCGAATAGCTTCGCGTTCCCAAATGAAATAAAGCAAACCGGGCATCGAGCAAACTGTCTCAGCCGTAGGCATCGGGTATGGGCAACTGTCACGCATTTTCGTACTCCTTCAAATATGTGACAACCCCGGTGATAGGGTCTTGCCAGTCAAGAAACCGGACATCATAGCCGCCCGCCTCGGTCAGTATTTCGGCGCTCCTGAAGCATTGGTCATACGCGGTGCGCATAGTCTTTTCGGGGTCAAATACTTTATCATTACCCGCCGCTGCGCGACGAGCCAACACTCGCTCTAGGCAGACTTCCCACGGGGTGTTCAAAAATGAGAATATAGCGCCGTGGTCTTTCAGTATCGGAGCCACATGCCCGCCGCTGCTTGACTTGCTCATCAGCTAGCCTTCAACGAGCACGTGCCCGTGGCCATGCGCTTTTACTACGCGGTCAGCGATCTCTTCCTGCGTCTTGATTCCGTCTGTGCCGCCGCATGTGTTTTCATAACTACCGACTACAAACACC